AAAGACACCGAGGAGAGCGCAAAGAAGGCGTTCAACCGCAACAAGGCCATCAGTATCGCCGAGACGCTCGTGAATACCTACATGGCCGCTCAAAAGGCGTATGCGTCGCAAATCATCCCCCTTGACCCGACCAGCGTAATCCGTGCGCAGATTGCCGCAGGTATTGCCGTGGCTTCCGGATTGGCTAAGGTGGCAGCTATTAAGTCCACACAATTCACCGGCGGAGGCGGAGGCGGGTCGGCTACCGGCGGAAGTATTGGCGGCGGCGGCGGAGGGATTCAGTCAGTCGGCGTAGATGTCGGGTCGTTGGTTCCCAATCAGCAGACACCCACACCGGAACCCGTCCGGGCATATGTAGTAGAGAACGAGATATCGAACAAGCAAGCACTCAACCGGGAGCTGCAAATTCAAACGACGCTATGAGGACAGTCGAGCTATTGATTGACGAGGAACAGGATACTTTCGGAGTGGAGGCCATCAGCCTCGTCAAGTTCCCCGCTATCGAGGAGAACTTCGTGTTCTTCAACAAGGAACCCAAGCTGACCCTCGCCAAAATCGACGAGGAGAAACAGCTTCTCGTGGGGCCGGCGCTCATCCCGGAGAAGATGATTCCGCGGTGGGACGATGCCAACCAGGAGGAGTTTGAAGTGTACTTCTCCAAGGAGACGGTAGAGCAAGCCGCCGAGCTGTTCATGAAGCAGAAGCGCAACGACGAGTACACGGTCGAACATCAGACCAAGGTCAACGGGCTGTCTATCTTCGAGAGCTGGATCGTGGCAGACAAGGACCGCGACAAGGCCGCCGTATATGGCTTCGATGTCCCCGCCGGGACGTGGATGGTTTCGGTACGTGTCCACAACGGCGACGTATGGAGCGACGTAAAGGACAAGAAATACCGCGGGTTCTCTATCGAGGGGTACTTCATCGATAAGCTGGTGAAGATGGAGGAGGTCACCATCGAGACTATCGCCACCGCGGTACGTGAGGTGCTGGAGCCTGTGGGGATGTTGGACGGTAAGCCACTGTTCGGGACTCCGTTAGAGGCCCGCCTAATGGCTGAGGCGCTAGGTTGTGAAGGCCACCACACCCACGAGGTGAACGGGCGGGTGTTGTATATGCCGTGTGAGACCCACGAGCAGCTCGACCCGCTCCTTGCAAACGAATGAAAACCCATTATATCACCCGATAGAATACCCATCATGTCAGTAATCGAGAAACTCAAGGAGGCCGTCCGCTCTGTCGTAGAGGCAGAACGCCAGAACCTCTACGCCGAAGCCCGCCTGAACGATGGGCGTGTCATTGCAACCGAAGCCGAGCAGTTCAGCGCCGGCGCCCCCGTCCGCGTTATGAGCGAAGACGGCGAAGCGACTCCCCTGGAGGCCGGCTCGTATGAGCTGTCCGACGGTGGTCAGGTCACGGTCGACGAAAACTCTGCCGTCGTAGAGATGATGGACGAGAAGGAGGAGAAGGTCGAGGCCGCAGAACACGAAGAGGAGAAGGATGAGATGGCAGCCGTGAAGGCCGCGCTCGTCGACAAGTTCCAAATCACTCCCGAAGTAGCCGCCGAGATTGTCGAGGTGGTGAAGGAAGCTATGGCCCCCGCCGAGGTGGAAGCCGAAGAGGAGAAGAAAGAGGAGGAGATGGAAGAAGACAAGAAAGAGGAGATGTCCTCGCACCTGTCCGACCTCACCCACGAGATGGCCGTGGCACTCGAAGCCATCAACACCCGCCTCTCCAAGTTGGAGGAGGCCCCCGCCGCCCAGCCGGAGCGCGTCTTGCCCAAGGCTGAGTTTAGTCAAGAAGTCAACCCCAACCTGAAGGGCGTGGATCGCGCCTTTAATATCATTTCAAATTTCTCATGAGTAAGAAGTACAACTTCGACATGGACGTGGTCTCTGGCACATACGCCGGAGAACTTGCGCTTCCATACGTCACCGCCGCTATCACCGGCGCGGAGACACTAAAAAACAACCGCGCCCGCCTCATGGAAGGTGTTGTGGCAAAGGCTGTCATCAATAACGTCGGCTTTAACCAACAAGCCGGTGGAGCCACTGTGATTCAAGCCGCCGATTGTGCAGGTACGGACGGAGCGAATACCCAGCTCACCGAACAGCTCATCACCCTCGACGACTTGATGGTGAAGGAGGTCATTTGCCGGAAGACAATCTTCCCGACCTTTATGGCTGCGCAGGGCCGTATGCGCCGCGACGGGAATATCCCTCCCGACTTCGCTGAGTTCCTGTTGGCCTCTACTGCCGCGCAAGCTGCAAACGATGTCGAGGCTTTGATTTGGACGGGTGCTTCGCCTTTGACTACTGGCCTCCTGTCTGACGACGGAACCTTCGACATCACCGGAGTCCGCGCTTCGCAGATGGGCGGATTTGCTGAGGCTGACCTCGACGCTGTAGGTGCCTTTACAAAGGCCACTATCTTGAATGCCATGAACGCAGTCTTCGAGACCGCTGCCGCAACACCCGGTATTCTTCTGCAACCCGGCGCAGGTTTCTACCTGTCTTATGAGGCCTTCGCCTTCTTCCAGCAGGCTATTGCTGCGCAGTCTACGACTGAAGGTTACAACCAACAGTTGCTCGCTCCAACATACCTTGGCTACCCCGTGTACCCAACCGCAGGTATTCCGAACACGGCTGACATCATCGCATTCACCTACCCCGAAAACATCGTGGTGGCAACGAACGCATATACCGGAAACGAGGCCGCCGCTTTGATTCCTG